ACGTAGCTTTTAAGAGTATGACTAGAATGTGTAAACCCCTTAGGTATGCACATTCTAGTCATATTAATTTCATAAAATTTGTTTAATATAGTACTCATTCCAAGCAATTTATGCTATAATGATAAAGATTTATTAGTGGAGTTATCGAACCGTGAGTGGAAGATGGATAGCAAAGGGCGTAGGGGCGTTGAAAGTAAGGATGACTACAAAAAACGTGGCTTCCGCTCACCTGACCTAGCAGATGCTACTATTCTCTGTTTTTACACTCCACCTGCACCACCAAAAATTGAATATGGTGGGGTAATCGTTGGCTAGATATAACATTTTTGCTTCATGGATTTAACAAAAACCGTTTTTTCACCTCTGTTAAATTGCTTCATGGTTGCTTCTTATGTAGTCAACTTTATAAGTAAAGATTTAACATTATCGCTTTATTCATCTGCCACCCTGTATAAACGCATAATTTGCTACAAGGAAATATTTCATGTTTAATAAAATTAAGAGCTTATTCAATACAAAATCAAAATCAGCATTATATAATACTAGCTCTCATCCTGCTGGCTATTATCGCCCAATGCCACTTGCTTATAGTTTTTATAAGGGCAACAGTTATGATAATACATATCCGTCAATCAAAGCGATTGTCAATAAATTCATCGTTATCAGACCGTACGCGATAGACGCTAATGGTAAGCCAATCAAAAACAATCCAAACGTCGTAAATGCATTATATCGTCCAAATAAGCAGATGTCTGCAACTGACTTCCGCGAAGCTTTAGCTGTAATGACGTTAGTCCATCCGAAAGTGTATTTGCTTTTGTGGCACTACGAAGGTAATACGGCTTATGCTGGCGGTGAAATCACAGAGAACAATTTCGCCGGTCTGACATTTCTAGAGGGCGTAAGTGAAGTTGTTAGTGGTGGTAAAAAATATTATCAATGCAGTGGTTCAACCTATTCGGAAAACGAAGTTATTGAAATCTATTCAGGCTATGATCCATACAATTTAAGCCGTGGATATGCACCAAGCAACGCTATCCAGAAATGGGCTAATGTTGACGATTATATTGCTGCTTATCAAGCAGGCTTCTTTGAGAATGGTGCCGTGCCAGCTGGTCAATTTATTGTTACAGCTAAAGACGGAGCGCAGTTTGAAGATATCGTTAGTAAAATGCAAAGCTCACATCGTGGAAGTGGTAGAAATAATAATGTTATCTATTCTCACCGTCCTATTGACCCTGCAACCGGAGCTGCAACATCTGCACAAATTGAATGGGTGCCGTTTTCTCAATCAAATAAAGATATGTCACTTGATTCAGTCTTCAAGCAGGCTAATGATAAAATTGACAGTGCTTTTGGTGTGCCGGCAAGTATCCGTGGCGTAAATGATAATAATACCTACGCTTCAGTCCGCGTCGATGAGCAAATCTTCATTAAATATACCGTAGAACCATTTGCGACTAAGATTTATTCTAGGCTTACTCATGAGCTTAATCGTGTTACTGGTGGTCTTGGATATGCTATTACTTTTGACTTAGATATTCCTGGTATTGCCGATGAAGAGAAGATTGATGCCGAACGAAAAATGACTGAGTTTAATTTAATCAACCAGGCAGTGATGAATGGCTACTCGCTCGATTCAGTAGTTGACGCATTCGGTCTATCTAAGGGCTACAAACTGCTTAAACAAGGCTATGTTAAGCCAGTTATCGTGAATGATAAGCCGGAAGTAGATGAGGGTGATGAGGTAGAAGACGCTCCTGATTCGGCACAGTCTAATGATGCAGATAAAAATAAAGCCATTGATAATAACCATGAGAAACATCATGATCACTGCACTTGCAGCCATAAGGCTCATACTCCAACCAAACAGGAGCAGAAGTTTATTGATGACGTTTCGTCTGTTTTGAGAGACCAGATGAACCGTCAGATTGAACGCGCGATTGAGAATAATGAGCTTAATAAAGACGTAAGCGATATTGATGAGGAAGAAGCCAATAAAACTGCACAAGAAATTCTAGCGTTCATCATTGCCTACATGTCAGTAAGGGGTCAAACAACCTATACAGAGGGTATTGCATTACTTAAAGCAAATAATATCCCGATTGATACTACTTCTGAATTTATTGTATCAACTTTAACTCGTGCTGATTATCAAGCATACCTAGTAAATGTAGCTAAATCATATTCTAAAGAAACCGCAGAAAGTATTCGTAATGTTTTGGCTCAGGGTCAGGAGATGGGGCTAAATAAAGAAGAATTAGCCACTCGGCTACGTGAGATTATGAATACTGACGAATGGAGAGTGCAGAGGTTAGCGCGCACCGAAGAACATCGTTCCACCAACAAATCCAGCGTTGATGCAATGAGTCAGCTAATGAATGAAACAGGTACTAAGATTTACAAAGTATGGCACACTGTCTCCGCAAATCCATGTGAATTTTGTCAGGCTATGAATGGTAAAAGAGAACTCGTAACAGACTCATTCTTACCAAAAGGTGGAAGTGTCGTTGGGGCTGATGGTGGTATTTTTAACAATAACTTTGTAGATGTTGATGCGGCAGATCTACATCCAAATTGTCATTGTCGTGTTAAATATGAAGTGGAGAAGTGATGAAAATCAAATGTCCGCACTGTGATAGATATCTGTTTGAAACAGACAACACATTGATTGTACAAAATGTAAAATGTTCATATTGCAAGAAGCGTTTTAATCTCAAGGTCGTAACACCCCAATCATCTGAATCAGAAATTAGATTAAAAGTGAATCAGAATTTTGGATCCGAACAGGTATAATTGGCTATACAAAAACTATACTTATCCTTTGGATGTCTTTTATTTTGACAATCCTTAAATGGGATAGGCATCTTTTCTTTAGCATCTTTTATTTTAACCTTTTTACCATGTCTAGACCTACATGTATCACAGCAACAATAGCTGGAAACATACAAATAATCTTGGTCGACTTCATTTTGTGCAAGCATAATCTGGCAGTAAGCTATGTTATTTTCAATACCAGTCTTTAATAATGGTCTAGGGTCTCTACCACAATCATCCTCATATCCAGCCACGAGTTTATTCATCATGGAAGCCATTTCTGCCATCTTTAATGGCTCACTTGATAAAGTGTTCGGAAATTTTCTCATAATATCCCATATAATATCGCGAGGAGCTGGAACAATACCAAAAGATTTAAGCCTATCCTTGAATATTTTTTTTGCAAAATCAATAGTTACTCCAAAATTACACATCTGGCTAAAACAATCAGCTGCAGCAACATCTTGAGGTTTTAATAGATCACTAGCAAACAATCTGTTATTAGATCTTATATAAAATTGATTGCCACACTCTGGGCATTTTCTGCCACGGGTAGGTGGCTCATCAAAAATGTGTCCACAATGTGGGCATGATTTAGTGTTACGGTTTTTATAATCACCATAAACAGTTGCTATTTCTCTTGGACGGTCTTCTATTGAATCAAAGTCAAGCTCATCATCTTTAACGTTATTATTATCAATTTTGAATGCATTGATTGGTTCATTTACCTTATCAGTGATATTAGGTATTGCTTCATTTAATTTTGGGACTATTTTATTTTTATAAAATTCTTGTGCTTTTTTCTTAATTTCGTCGAGCAACATAATACCTCCATATGTTACTGCTTATTTTATCACGTTTTACTGCCACCCTATATCTTTACATAATCACTTTTGATGAAGCAGATGTCCATATGGATGCAGAATCGCAAATATTAAATTAACTTTAAGGAAAACATGACAATTAAACAGAAAATTGTTTCAGTTACCGGCAAGCTCTCTACTAAGAGTGTTGATGGTGAAAGAAGAATTGTCTTTGTCGCAAGTTCTAATAACGAAGATCGTCATTATGAGCATGTAGATGTAGCAAGCTTACGCTTACCATTAAAAGGCGGTGGAGATATTACTGTTTCGGCTATCCCAAGCGAAGGCGTAAGTGAAGTCATTGATATTCCTTTAATGTTGAACCACAGCGGTGATGTTCGTGATGTGATTGGCTCCATTCGTGCTGCTTACTTCTCGAATAATGAACTAACATTTGAAGCTGGTATTTCCAAGCGAGAAATCGCCCAAGAAATGCTCACACTGCTTGAAGAAGGTCATCTGTCTAATGCGTTCTCGATCACAATGATTGACTACGATTACAATATTGACTCCGAAACAATCAGTAAAGCTGAAGTGATTGAGGTCTCACTGGTCTATCGTGGATCCAACAAGGAAGCAAGATTACTTGCCATTAAATCTTTATTAGGAGACGAAATGAAGACAAAACAAAACGACAATTTTGGTGATGCTAATGGTGATGGAGAAAACCATACAATCATTCCTGAAGACACAGAAGCTAAAGCTCCTGAAACACCAGAAGCTCCCGAAACAGTTGGCGAAACTCCTGCTGGAGAAACAGAAGCTCCTAAGGCTCCTGATAATTCAGAGGAAGAAGCCGCTAACGAATCAGAGGGTGAAACTCAAGAAGCACCCGAAACTAATAATACTGAAGAAAAGGAAGAAACTATGAACAACAAAGAAATTGCAAAAGATGCAGTTGTGGAAAAAGGTGTCATGCCTAACCAGCCAGCCTCTGCAAATAACTACCTCAAAACAAAAGCTGCACTTGTAGACTTTAAGAATATTGTTCTTAAAAATCACCGTGGTTCTAATGAACAAATCATGCGCGAATGGAACGAAAACCTTAAATCTAAAGGTGTAACAGGTGATGCTATCATGCCATCCCAGATTGAAAATATCTTCTTCAAGGCTTGGGTCGATAATCCTGGTATTTTGGCAACTTTCCGTACAGTAGGAGTTAAAAGTGCTGCCGTTTACGCAATTGGTACTAGTGATACCGCTAATGGGCACAAAAAAGGTGATGCAAAAGCTGACCAGTCTCTGACCAACGTTCGTCGTGATCTTAAAGGTCTTGGTATCTACAAAAAGCTTCCAATCGACTTGCAAGACCTCTACGATGATGAAACTGGTGAATTGCTTGCCTTCCGTGTTGAAGAATTAGCTGCACGTGTCGCTAACGCTATTGCAGTCGGTGCTTTAATCGGTCAAGGAACTGGTGATAAGGCTACCTTACAGGGTACTCGTGGTCTTTATCCAATGCTTTCCGACATCAATGCAACTAGTGGTTATGGTTCAAATGTTGCTACCAAAGTTACAGGTGAAACTGGAGAGGGCAGCTATGAATTGGCAGTCCGTGCCGTTGGCGCCGTCAAGGACGAGAAAAACGCCGGTAAAATCTTGGTTGTACCAACTGGATTTACTACTGAACTTAAATTAGCTAAAGGTTCTGACGGACACTTGATGTTCCCAGCAGGTTCTAACTTTGCTAATTTACTTGACGTAAAGCAGATCTTTGAAATTGACGAGCTTGTCGGTAAAGATGTCAAGGCTATTGCATACGCCAACCAAAGCTATGTCTTGATTGGTGAACCTACCGCGACTGTACGTACTGATTTTGATACCAATAAAAACCAAGACGTCATGCTTACTGAGCGTTATGTCGGTGGTTCTGCACAAGGCTACAAGACTGTTGCCGGCGCATTTGCACACGCTTAATCAACTAAACTAAGGAAGAAAGGACGATCAGATGAATAATTACCAACCTGTGCTATCACAAGATGAAGTAGTTGCTCTGCTTGGTCGTCCTCTTTCTGAGGTTGAAATTAAGAACTTTAATATTTACTTTGAAATCGCTGACTTAAAACTAAAGGATCTACTTTGCTTATCTAACCTTCCAAATCCAATTCCTGCTGACCTCAAAATGCTTCTAGCTAAAATGTTTGGCAGTATTAAAGCGACACAGGATTTTGAGCATAATAATGGGGTGGAATCAAAACGAGTAGAAGATTTTTCTATCAACTATACCGCTGACAAGAAAAGTCCAATGAGTTTAGTTTTATCTAATGAAAGTGCAACGCTTCTAAAGTACAGTCAATGTTCGAGCGGTATTATGCACGGAAAGACGATGTTATGACCGTGTTTGATATGTTTGTTGAGGTACCCTTTGAATATCTAACGATTAGCCGAGGTGAAGTATATGGCAACCGAATCATTGGTCAAAAAACTCTCCGAGGTATCGTTAAGATTAAAGAAGGCATGATTTCGCAAGGCAATCAAGAAATACGGAAATCCAACAACACCGTCCATGTACATCCAGAGGACTTTGCCGGTTTAACTTGTGAGCAAATTATCGGCAATGGTATTCGCTATAATAATGCTGATTATTCAATTGTTGGCGTAACTGAAGGGCGTAATTTCGATACTAATGAAATTGAACACTTAACTTTAACGCTTGAAAGGGCTGAATATGTCGGTGATAATTAGAACTAACACGAAGCTTTTCGAGCGAGTCGAACGAGAGAACTGGAGAAATGGTTTGCGTGCTATGGGAGATAGAATCCTGATGGATGCCATTGCATTAGCTCCAGAATTAAACGGTGAACTAAAAAGCGATGGACGAGTCGAAGTTGTATCTGATTCCGAAGTACATATTAAGTTTGGAGACGCTAGAGTGCCATATGCCAGACGTCGCCACTTTGAGAATAAGAAAAATCCTCATACTAAGTATTATCTGCAAAAAGCTGGAGATAATGTCGTCGCTAAGCTTGGCTTCAAGGAGTTTCTGAAATGATCGTACTTTCATTACTTAAATCCCTCGAAGATAACGGTCTAGGTAAAATTGATCAGGATTTATTCTGGGAAAAAATTGGCTTAGGCAAAAATGGCATTTATATTGCCAGCGTCGGAGTGTCTCAAGATAGAGGTATACGTAATCGCCAAGACTACATTATCTATTCCAGAGGTAAAACCGACATCGAAAGCTATCAAAAGCTCGAAAAAATAAGAACGTTCCTAAATAACTCATACGATATCTGTACACTCCCACCTGTACCGCCAGTGTTCAATCGGGAGTATCATAATGTAACTATTATGCCACCATCATCTATTACTAATGTAGGATTAGATACTAATGGACGAATGGTCTGGTCGTTTACTGGCACGATCTATTACTAATAACCATAAAGGAGAATATATATGGACGAAACACTCATGGCTGGTAAATGGGAAATGAGCATTGGAAATACCCTTATTCCAGCAAAATGTCTTGGCGATATTACGCCAAACTACGCTGAAGGTACAGTAGAGGCGAAGACTCAGGCTGGTACCCGTAAGCAACCATCCGGTAAAGCTGAAACCGCAGAATTAACTTTTACCGTTTATTTACCAAACTTGGATTACCTAAAAATCTTATGGGCAGACGCATATCAAAAACCTACTGCAGAAGCTCAAAAAACTGGTGCAATCGTATTCGGTAGTAACAACTGCAGCATGCGTAAAGCATTACCTATCAATATCCATCCAGTCTGCGAAAAAACTGACGATAATGATATTCACATTTTTGCAGGGCTTGTAAATATGACATTTAATCCGACACTATCTACGACAGACGCAGTGTCTATTGAAGCAACCCTACAAATGCAACCAACAGATAATGGTTATTTCCGTGTTGGCACTGGTGATTTAGCTAAGCCATCAAAATGGGATGTAACTGCACAGAAGACTATTCCAGTTACTGAACGTTAATAAAGTCTTAATAACTAAAATAAGCTCTCATAAGGAGCTTATTTTTATAGATGCCATTTATGTTTTTTGGAGAAGGTAAAGTAAATTACAGGAATATAGGCAAAAATACCACCAAATAAAAGCCATAAGATAATTGAATGCTCGATTGGATAAGTTCTAGGACTATTTTTCTTCTTAATTTTTTTATTGTTTTGAATAACAGTCCATGCTCCAATGAATGTACCCATATCCATAATACCTCAATTATAACATATTTTCAGAAAAGCACAAGTTTTTATTGCCACCCTGTATAAACGCATAATACTAAGCATAAAAAGGATTTTAATTACAATGTCAGTATCTATTTCAACATCAGTATACACAAAACAAATCACTGCCGAGATTGATGGTGTAGAATTCAAGGTTACACCAATGTCTTCAGCTCAAACATTATCTTATGTCGACCTATGCGACGAACTAAAAGAAGCAAAAAGCACTAATGATCCAACAAGAGTCAAAGAAGCTATTAGAAACTTGAATGATATTCTTTTTAGCGTGTTTGATAAGCCGGATGAAGCTCGCAAAGTGTTGGCAAAAGTGCCAATTGAAGGCGTCCTTGAGATCTATCAAAAGATTGTAGGCGAAAAACCTGATAATCAGGAGTAGGTATGGCAAATCTGCTTGATTTAATGACTCCAGAAGATCGTGAAGCGGTGGAAGTAGCTTTCAAGAAGCGAATGTCTGGAGACAATACATTCCGCAAGGGTAAAGTATCTAGGGTGGCATATTTACTAGCTGAACTCGGTATGCTTTATGGCTGGGAAGCAATCGTTGCAGCAAAGCGTGGCTATATTGAAACTTTTGATGAGCATACAGGTAAAAAGCAGAAGATGCCATTATCAATGGAAGAGTTATCAGCCTTAGTGGATGCTGGGCAAAAGGTTAAACATAGTGATTATGTGAACTATGCAAGAATCGTTTGTGTCGGCACTGGCAGCGCTTTCAGTAAGAACCCTAACGAAACACTTCGTGATGGAATGAAACCATTTATTGATGGAGTAAACAAATAATGAGTACTAGCAGTACCGTAGTCGGTGAAATTGAATATCGAGTCAAAATTGATACTAAGGATTTTAAGTCTGAGATTTCTCATGTCGAAAAAACAATGAAGACTGAACTTGGTTCTGCTGGTGATAAAAGTGGTAAAGAATCAGGTGAAAAAGCTAGCCATGGCTTTGGAGAGAAGTTCAAAAATGGTCTAAAAAACATTGGTAATGGCTTTTTGGCTGGCATGGGTGGATTTATGGGGCAAAAACTTATGTCTGGTTTCCAGTCAGCGTTTTCTAGCCTCACAAATATCTTTAAGTCATCAATCTCTGCGTTTAGTGACTATGAACAACTTACTGGTGGCGTAGAAACTTTATTTAAGGATTCTCAAAATCAAGTATTCCAGTACGCAGACAATGCTTATAAAACTGCCGGACTTTCGGCTAACCAATACATGGAAACCGTAACTGGTTTCTCAGCCTCACTACTTCAGGGCTTAAAAGGTGATACTGCTGCAGCGGCTAGATATGCAGACATGGCAGTAACAGATATGTCTGATAACGCCAATAAGATGGGTACTGATATGGGGTTAATCCAGACCGCTTATCAGGGTTTTGCCAAGCAAAACTATACCATGCTTGATAACCTTAAACTTGGCTATGGTGGTACAAAAACTGAGATGGAACGCCTGCTTAAAGATGCCGAAAAACTACCACAAGCAATGGGCAAGAAATTCGATATCAGCAATTATCAAGATGTCTGGTAGTGTAGGTTTATCTAGCTCTGGTTTGACATTATCCGTCATTACAGAAAACGCTAAGTTAGCTCGTCACCTCTATGAATCTTTCCTTCACTTCTATGGTATTAAGTCGGAGATTCGTCATCATCAGAGAAGTAATCTTCGGAAAAATCGTGTTTATACAGTGTTTACGGATGAGCGAGTCCAAGAATTACTGGCAGATTTGCGTTTGGCTGATTCTTTCTTTGGTCTAGAGACTGGGATTGATCCAGATATTTTAGGAGATGAGGAAGCTGGACGTGCATACCTTTGTGGAGCCTTTTTGGCAAATGGAAGTATTCGGGATCCTGAGTCAGGAAAGTATCAGTTAGAAATTAGTTCCGTCTATTTGGACCATGCCCAAGGGATTGCTTCGCTCTTGCAGCAGTTCTTGTTAGATGCCAAGGTTATCGAACGAAAAAAGGGGGCAGTGACCTATCTTCAGCGAGCAGAAGATATTATGGATTTCCTGATTTTAGTGGGAGCCATGGAGGCGAGAGATACTTTTGAAGGCGTCAAGATTCTTCGAGAAACTCGGAATGATCTCAATCGTGCTAATAAT